TTATGGTTCATACCACCATGGTGTTGTACTCCTCGCATGACGTCAAAACCTGTAAATTCGAGGTGTCCACCAAGCCAGTCAGCTTTACACTCTTTAATAAACTTCATAGACTGATCGTAATTATCAGCGCAAATCCATGGAAGAAGAGCGATTTTAAGAGATCCGTATTCCACTACACGAGGTTCCATAATAATATGGATCTCATTCATATAATGTCCTAAACACTCTTTCAAAGAGTTGAGATCATTCGTGTTCTTGAAATACGTGTCATGGTTACCAGGAATAATATCCATGGTCATGCCTAGACGACGGAGATGATCAAGAAAATGCTTACGATTGTGATTAAGAGCTTTAAAATTAATATACTTACGATGATCGTAATAATCTCCTAGGTGGAGTATGTGCTTAATTTCTCTTTTAGAGCATTCCGGAAAGAAAACATTTTCATAGAAATCTTTAGCATTATTTAAAAATATTTCAGAACTGTTTCTAATTCCGCAGTGAGTATCATTGAGAACTGCTATTTTCATCTGTTTCTTTCCGAATAGTTACATAATCTTTGTGTGATTCCCAAACGAGAGTATCGCCTGGACCTACACCTAAACCTTCTAAAACTTCGTCCGGAAACTCGATGATAAAGTCATCACCATCTTCTATTACTTGTACTTTCCATTGTTTCATTGCATAAACTCGCTTAAATCTGAATCAGTGTTTTTAGTTCTCTTCTTCTTTTTCTTTTCCTCTTTATAGAGGTCGTCGTATACTGTATCAGTTTGTCTAATACGATCGATACGATCTCTTAAAGTATCAACAAATGCGCCAATTATTTGAGTTGAGGCGTCATCTGATAGGTCTAAATCTACAAAGTTTTCGATACCCGATTTAGAGAGATATTTTAGTTTTACTTCTTGCTGCTTTTTCTCTTTAGCGATCCTTCGAAGAAAAGCGTACCAAGAGATTTGTGTGAAGTAAGAAAAGGCGTTAGGTTTACCTGTTCGAGTGGCGGTGGCTAGATTATAGTTGTTGATTGCTTTCAAACAGTTTTCCACTGCATCCATTACCATTTCTTCGCGATACGTATAGCGAATAAAGTTGGCCTTGTGTGACAAGCCCTCAGCGATTCTGAGAAAACATTGCGCGATATAATCTGGAACGATAGGGATCTCATCTCCCTTTTCTTTTGCTTCATTGACTCGAGTTACGTAATCAACTACTGCGAGAGAGAAGTCAGCATTATTGACATAATGTATGCTTTTTCTTTTTGCCATAACTCATCCTTTCATAATAACTATTATATAATAGATTAACGAGTATGTAAACTATAAAGTTTTGTTTTAAGACGAAAAAATAACTGTTTACAACAGTAATAAAATATGGTATAATAAATTAAGATTCTTAATGGTAAGCAGGGTACTATCTACCGTCTTTTGTCTTGTATTGCCATTCGTCTGTATGTCCGACTGACCACTTAGGTTCTGTCTCAACTGAATAGTTTTGAGTACATACCTTAAAGTCGGGCATCTTTAATTTGTCGAGCGTAAGACTCGAGTCCTTAAAAATAACTCTATTATTAGGTTGTGCTGCAAATTGTCCATTATCCAATTTAATTATATTAAAACTCTTATGTTCTGGGTCATATTCACTAAAATTTATATCAAGCACGGATTTATCCGGATGCGCGTTATCAATAGAGAACAGATACTCACCTGGATGCATGTTCTTATCTTTGCCAAAAAACTCACAGCGAGAAAGAAGAGGCTTTTCAATTACTGTCAGATGGTAATCAAAACAATCCCAAAGCTGAAGAATATCAAGAGGCAACAACTCACCATGGTCTGTCTTCCACACAAAAGCAGATATCGGAAGTTTATCATAAAGAGCACCGTATTCCGTTAACAGTGTTTCGAAATATAGCGCTTTATATTGTGTTGACTTAACTGATATCCATACACCAGGTGTAAACTCGCCATGCCCTTTTTCGAGATCATAAAGATACTCTTTTCTTACGTATACGTGTATAGGTGGAAGCGGGTGGGCAAGAAACATTAGTGGAGGGTACCTTTCTTTGGTTTAAACTTAATCACGTTTTCTCCAAGATCAGAATCTGGTCCAGCTAAATCGGCGAGTTCTGCTAACTGATCTAAGTACATCTCAAATTCGTCTTCATCCATATCATACATTTTTTGAGCTAGATCGTCAAGTGATGCACTTGCTTTCTTTTTCTTATTTCTTTTCGCGTCTTTCATCTCTTTAAGAGCGTTGATATAGTGTTTAACAATCTCAATTGAAGGAGTAACTTCTGCTATAATATGACCGGAGTTAATACTGTGAAGTTCATCCGGATCATCCATAAAAGTCATCCATGGTCTAAATGCGTAGAATCTGATACTTTTTTCAAAATCCTCTACGTGCATCACTTTCATCACGTTTCGAACTATGACAGCGTCATTTTCCTCATTATTCCACTCAATCACTTCGCAAATAACTTCGTCGTCATTAGACATCTTAAATTGCTTTAAAGTTTGATCGATCATTTTAATGGTACCTTATAGGTTTTGTGAACGAATCTTTCTTTCTCGTATATTCGAAGTCTTTCTTCTGCATGCACAAGAGCAAAGTTCTTTCTACTTTTCCAGCTAATATTATCTATAACATCGTATAAGATAGTTGTCGACCCATCGTCACTTTTACGAAGACCGCGACCAATGGACTGTAAAACACGAATCTGTGATTTGGACGGTGAGGCAAATATAATGTTGTGTAAGTTTCGTATATTGATGCCAGTACTAAAAGTTCCAAGGCTAGCAACGATAATAGCATTTTTCTGTTTCTCCACTATTCCACGAATCGCTTCTCTGTCTGCGGTATCTGTACCGCCTGAAACAAAGAATACTTTTCGATCATTATCTACTATATTATCTATCATATTAAAAAGAGGCTTTCCATGTTTCTCAACATAATTATAGAGTACTAATGTGTTACCGTTCTGATCAGTCGAAAGTTTAGCTATGAATTTATTTCTTCGTTCATTAGTAACAATAACTTCTATCTCTTCTTGATACGTCTTTTGTCCAAACTTCTTTCTTTCGTCTTCAGTGTACTCTAATTCAATTCGTTTAATCTCAAGCTTTGCGAGATGATCCTCATCTTGTAGATCTCGAGTAGTAGTAACCTTATAAGTTCTACCAAAAAGACCTTGTAATACTAATTCGTGTGTTTGAGTTCCATCAAGTGTTCCAGTTGTTCCAAATCTGTACTCAGCCTCTCCGCACTTGTTCATGATACTAGTAAGAGACTTTGACTTAAATCCATGACACTCATCACCAAATACCGCGCCGAATTGTTCAAACCAAATACGAGGTAATTTATAGATTGATTGCCATGTAGATATAACAATTGGTGATTGGGTATCCTTATCCTTACCTGAATAGATCTTATGCGCTAGTCCTTCTGGCATGCCATATTCACGAAAATCGCTTTCCATTTGCTCTACAAGAGAAGTGGTTGGTACAATTACTAAAACTTTTTTTTCATGCCGAGAAAGAAACCAGCTAAGCAAACAATAAATGATAAGAGACTTACCAGATCCAGTTGGAGATAATAGAATACCTCTCTTTCGCTCTAGTCCTCTTTTTATAGCGTCTAACTGGTACTCTCTTACGTCATAAGGTAACTTAAGCGCTTTTATAAAAGACAATAGACTTTCTTCATCTACGTGTTGTTTTTCATATGGAAGCCCGTATTCAGAATCTAAAGACTCAAGTTTATAATCTCTTGTACGTGCAAACTGAACTACGTGGTGTATAAGACCAGCTGGAAGTTCTCCACTGAGTCTGTTAAACAAACGAATCTTACCATCCCATATCTTATTACGATATGCTGGCATGAACTTATATCCAGGCACATAGAAACTAAAGAACTCATTAAGTTCTTGTCCAATGCCAGAATCGCACTCTATTTTAAGAGTTGCGTGATTTAGTTTCCAGATTCGAATTGTCTCCACTTAATCATGTTCCCAATAGTTTGATGTCTCCACTTTACGTTATCGACAATTTCTGTTAATGTTTCTATAATTGTTTTATAGTACTGAATTTTTTCTTCTGATTTTTGTATCTCTGGGTCAGCTTCGTAATAGTATTCCATCTCCCCCTTTAATACCTTAAGACCATCAAAAGGATCGGGTTCCCACCCTAGGTCTTCAATCTGTTGCTGATCGAGCTTACCATTATAGTACAACCACTTTTGTTTAAGAAGAGACTTTTGCGTAAACTCAGCTCTTTTAAGCATAAGTTTAGCCGTGGATAATAGCTCAAGATATTTTGCGTGAAGAATTGGAGACTGCCGTGAGGCTTCATCTAGATTCATATTATCAATTACACAATCTTTAGACCACATGCTGTGGATACTCTTCAAATCAATCATTTTAACTCCATCATATAGAATTATATATTAGCCTGCGAGAGACTTAGTCACCGTAATAGATGGACTACCATCTACATTTGTAGTATAGTTTGCACCAAGTAATTCAAAATACGTGAATCTAAAAGATGCGCCAAAGAAAATAAATGTTTCACCACCAGCTGTAGATTCAAATTGAATATCAGTTAATGCTGTTGGTATACAATCTATATATCTTACCTGTCTTGTCTTATTATTATGACTTGATAAGATAGTAAGAGTCATATCTGCAACTGATGGAGGTAAATTTGTATTGGCATTAAATGCTGGTGTATTACCAACATCTAATATTCTTCTCATCCATGAGTACATTTCATCATATGATTTCATATCTT